CCCTTCAATCCATCCCGATTGCTTATCGTTTCGGTGGTAAAGAATAAAGGTTTTATTTCGAATTCGAGATTTCTAATGGAGCATTCGCCCAATCCAACAACCGCAACAAAGCGCTGAGTTTCCGGAAGATCGATTATCGAGCCAACGCGGAGAACGCTATTGTAAGTCCGCACTTCATTGTTATCCCGAATACCCACAATAACATAAATAGAATCTCGTTTGCGGGGCAGTGGAATGATTGCACTAATGATACCTACTTTGCGGTCGGCGGAACCATACAGTTTGATTATCATGTAATCCTTGCGAGTGTCGAATTGATAGATATTATCAGAAGGTTCGACATTCACAATCTGATCTGTTTCAATGATTTCCTTTGTTTTCTTTGTAGAGGATTCCCGAATAGAAATAACCGAACCAGTTTGGTTTAAAAGTTCTACTTTCATTTTGTTCTAAAAAAATATTGGTTTAATTAATTCTTCGGGACAATCACAAAACCCATGTATAGTTTCTTAAATTCGGCGCCTTTGTAATAATAAGTGTAATTTCTTTTCCTCCCAATTTTTACGCGAGACAATTCGGGATGCATGTATTTCTGCGTGTTGGGCAATTTATCGAAAAACCCAATAACGTTATCTAGGTAAAACTTTTCCAGAAATTCGATTTTATGTTTCAAATCGCTATGGCATTCTTTGCCTTCGAATTGCTCTAGTTGAAAGCATTCTCCCGGACCATAATCTTTCATGAAATCAATGTAAAGCTGATAAGTAGTTTTATCCGATTGGAATTCATAGAGTGGTGGATTCTTTGGTGAGACGTTCAAATTGCGAATAACCATACTGTAAATATGGAGCAAAACATAAGAGCCAACCATAGATTTCAGATTTGTCAATTTGGTTTCTCTTGTTTTCAATTCCTCGCTTAATAGTTTAATTTCCGAAACAATATCCATTTTGTTAATTGTTACATATTTTACTTATAAAAAAATTGATTGCAAATTACTGCTGGCTCTTCATGTATTCTTCCCGATCAAGCTTGCCTAGCTTTTCTCGATCTTTTTCGGTGAGTTCCACATAAACAGAATCGCCTTTGAGATCTGTTACTTTCGCCAAATTCTCGCCAGGGATCTGCTCCATTGTTTGGGAAATCATATTGTTGAATTTATCCTTTAATTGGTTGACCTTGATTTGGTCTTCATACTTAAGCCGAGTAGTGTCGATTTCGCCCAACTTATTTTTTGCCTTCTCGAATTCTTCGATTTTATGGATTAACTTTTCGTCAACCTTCTTCGCTTTACTCATTCGCTTTTGCAGAATTGAATTGGTCACTTGCTTGGCCTTGATTCTTCCGGAAATCATGGTTTCCACTTCTGGATCGTCGGGATTATAAATGACAGTATTTTCAATTTTGCCGGCAAAAGGTTGAAGTAAAGTAACCTTCCCAGGAGGTACCGCGAACAATTCATCGCCAATGTTGTCAGCGTGCTTAATTCTGTATTTATCGATTTCGCTTTCGGAAAACATACCATGAAAGTAAACTAAACATTCCGAGTCGGGCGAATTACCGAAACAAGCCTTAGTCATTGTGCGCAGAGTTTCGAAATTCTTAAGGTAAAATTGGAAAACATTATTCATTTGCTCGAAGCTTGGTTGAATCTCGGATTTCAAAGGCTCAACCAAATCGGGAATGATTGTTGGGTTCTCTTCGCGATTGGGGATTGTATAAGTCTCATTGATTGTACCCATATGTTCGCCGTCTTTGCAATGATAGAGCTCGTTAATGAATTTCCGGATTGCTCTCTTGTCGCGCTTTTTGGCTTCATACATGTCCAGCCTTTCCATCAAATAAAAGATGTTGGATAAGAAACCCATTTGCAAACTAAAATCCTGGCTTACATTTTCGAATTCGATTAATGCAACCTTATCTGTTTCTTTTGTTTGGGCTCGTTTCTTATAGAGATTACTAATGCGCTCAGTTTCGATCAAGGATTTTACTTCAAAAGGAGACATTTCACTGATGACTTTCCTGACTTGCTTTTCTTTATCTTCTGGTGTTAGGGACGAATCATTGTAGATTTCGACTAATTCGGGTTTGTTTAAAATGCTGAACATTCGAGAATTATCAAAGACAGTTTTATAGTTTGCATTTTTTTTAATGGTAAAAAACATTCCGGATTATAAAAATATCATTGATAATTTTTATAAAATCAGCAACGATAATTTTATAAAATCAGCATTGATAAATGAGCACAACATTTTCTTCCAACCTTAACGAAGATGCAGTACAGCAGAACATCTATAAAATAGCAGAAACCCATGCCGCATTATGTGAATTGGAAGATTATTCTTTCGCTTCCTTAATCAGAATTAAATCTAATTTTAGAAATTACGATAACAATTTAGCACATCAACTTCTCAAAAAGTTAATGACTGCTGATATCGAAATGGTGGACTCGATTCACGTTTATTTCGATAAAGTTAAATTCCATGTCTTGCCCGATATGGAGAAAGGAAATGTCTTTTATAGCCGAGTTGAGAAAAACTGCGACAATGTTGAGCGCATGATTTCATTTTCCAAAACGGAAAGCAAATGCAAATTCTGTGATTGTGTTTACCAGGTAACATGCAAGATGAAGATTTGCAATAATTGCAAAAAGATAAAAAATATAATTTCCTCAGAAGGAATCGTCGAGCAGGAAGAAATCACCAACGACAAGAAAAATATTGACAAGCACTATTATGAAACGCTTAAGAAAATCTATGGAGTTGTACCGAAAGACAAGGCAATTCCAAGAGAAGTGATTGCTATTATCAGGGATAGGTTGAAAAAACAAAAAATAGATATTCGAGAATCCGTGCATTACACCTATACTTTGCTTTGCCACATGAAAGTGATAGGCAAAATCAAATACAAGAACAAAATCTATGATGTCGGGAAATACAAGAATCAATCGAATTACATTCTGGCCAATCTCTATCCGGATTTGAAGATTCCGCAATTGAACATTGACAAATTCAATATTATCAAATCCATATTCATGAATATCTCCGCCGAATTTCAACAACAATTCCCAAATAGCTACAGCAACAATTACATGTACACGATTTTTAAAATTATCTATCATGTTTTTCCCTACGACCACAATGCTCGCGAGCTGTTAAAATTCATTTACATTCAGAAACCGGATTCGCTTAGAAGCAAAGACGAAAAGCTAAAAAATGTGAACTTAAAGATCAAAGAATTTGAATCTTTTCAATATACACCGGAAGATGTTTACAATCTGGAGTCGATGTATTGCCCGGAATTGAATTAATATTTTAAATTAATTTTAATCGTATTAAAAACGAAGCGGAAAAATGCTACAATCTGTATCTGCTAAGCTATATGCTATCACAAACAAAATCCTCGATTTGTATTATGCATCCTCTTGCTTGCATGCAAGTATTGATGAATATATTAAATCCGCTGAGGCACAAAATCTCGATGATGCGTTCCCATCTATGTGCACTATCGGAACTACCCACAATACCTTATTCTGCAGAATTTTCAAGCCTGTATTGAAGATGGTCGATGAATGGGAAGATCATTGCCTCGATTGCTCCGGCGGTTGGGGATCTAAAATTAAGGTTGAGCCTTGCTGGACTTCTGATTATATCAGTTCCGGTTATCTCAATGTATCCACCCCTGAAATGCGTTGCACTGAAGCAACCCTCGGAAACATTATTGTTCGCCCAGGTGATTTAGATGTCCTTGCCGCAAATGCTGGTTTGGCTACTAATTTCGGAACTGGACAATTGGCCAGCGCCACCGACATCCCTGTTGTTAGACACGGTTACAGTTATCAATTCCCAGGACCTGGAGCAGTCGCGCCAACTAACGAAACCAATATTACAAGAGAAGGAAGAGTATTTACTGTCAGAACCGCCGCAACCGGATTAAATGGAGTTGGTTCTTATTCTTATTATTATGAAGACTCTCAAGGTAATTTCCTTGCTGGACCTGATGGTACCGATTCTGCCCCAGACGCAAATGGTTTCGGAACCGGAGGAACCCCTGTTTCTGCTGCCAATTATGTTGTTGCCGCCGATTTGCCTGGATTGAAGGCAATCAAGAACACTTCATGGAGCGTTGACAGTAATGAAATCGCCACTTACACCAACAAGTATGCTGTCTTGTACAGATCTTACTTCACCAAACACGGAGACACTCGCCAAGCTTTCGACAAGATGATCGGACAAGAATTGCGCAAGGAATCTCCTTCTACTTCTTATTCTTCCAGATTAGGAGTCACTGCAACCGGAGCTGATAGAAGCACTGGTGGCGCAACCAACTATGGACATGATGGTTTGGCTGGATTAGCTACAACCAGAGAATACCACACTTACGGAGATGGACCACAAACCCCAAAGGCTGTCCAACCTCCAATGAATTTATCTATTCCTCTTTTGTTCGAACACAATTTGGTTAAAGAAAAAGCAGTCACCGTTTGCTGTATTCCAGACGCTTGCCTTGCTTATCAATTCGAAACCGAACCTTTGGAGAGAATCTTTTATCCAGCTGCAGGAAGTGTTTTCATTCGCGAAACTGTCAATCTTTACAACGAAGCCAACGCCGACGCAGGAACTGTTGATGAGCCTTCATTGCACACTACTCGCCACATTCCATACTTGATCCCTGGAAGTGTCCTCGATACCAATTGCTGCGATAACCGCATCAATGGTTCTTTGACTTTGCAACATTACTACATGGAAGAAATTGTCCATCTTTCCATTCTCGGTAAGGTATATTTCTACCCAATCCGCCGCATTCTTGAAAGATCTCAATTGCTCTCTAGCGATACCGAATCCATCGATAATGCTCTGAACTCTAAATTCACCGTTGAATGGTCTTTCATCATGGATATGGCTTTGGCTTCCGAAGATGAAAAGAACAATCCAGATATCGCTACCCAATGGTACAAGCCTGGATTCCAACATCTTAATCCTGTCCACGAATATCATGTGCACAAGCGCAACAAGGCCGATCCAACCGATGCTGTACCTAACTATGTTCACGAAAAGATTATGACCAAGTACAGCTTGCAACCACATCAAACCCCTATTATTAATACTCTTTCCGTTTTGCATCACGGAACAGAATATTATCGCGAAATGGATCGTGATTTCTATGATTTCAAGTATTTGTTCCATAATGGATTCAACAACTTTACTTATGACGTTGAGCATGATGGTCTTCGTCCATTGTTTGTTTCTTATTCAGCCAAACCAGGAGATCACCAAATCTGGGGCGCAATCGCCAACAGTTCTAACAGAAAGGTTGGTTACGATTTGAAATTGAACCCTCTTCCAGAAGAAGCCAACTACGGAATCCGTGACGGAATCACTGTTGCCGGTTTAGAATCCGAATTGGCCCAATCCAGAAACAAGAGAACCAAGATCACTTCCGTTTCTTGCACCGGAAATTTCTTATCCATTTCTGGAGGAACCTTAACACCAAAATATGCTTAAAAAAATAAATTTAGGAATTTCATAAATTTATAATTTAAGAAATTTAATAATACTCATCAGGAATTTTTTTGCTTGGACATAATTTTTTGTAATTCACATTTCCGCAGATGTATACATTGTGGATTGATTTAACGCGGGAGAGCGCAACATAGCCCTGACCGGTTGTGAAGATTTTGCTCAAATCGATTATGGCCGCATCCAATGTTAATCCTTGACTTTTGTGGGTTGTAATCGCCCAAGCAAGTTTGAAAGGCAATTGATTTCGCTCCACCGAATACTTTTTGTTCGTATGTGAAAACACCACCTTCTCGATAATGTGAGTTCTTCCACTTCCCGTCACGATATGGATTTGCTTTCCATTGATTTCGGTTATCTGGGCAATAGTCCCATTAACCAAACCGATTTCCGGGGCGATATTCTTGGTAATCATGATTACTGCGCCAACTTTGAATCGAATGGTTTCGTCGCATAGATCGTTCAGTACCGCTCGGGCTTCTCTTTCGAATCTTCTATCAGCAAGTTTCACAATTACATCTTTTGCTTTGGACTTGTAAGGAGTGGCTTTTAATTTGTTCAGTTCCCTTTCGTTGATTGCATTTACATCCGGATTTCTGGACATCAAAATTGTTGGTTTAATTGGCAATTCTTTATATTGCCCGGATTCATATGCGAGCTTCCTTTCATTTAGCATTTCTTTGTCTTCGGTTGAAGGCGTTCCTTTACGCACTCGGCTTAGCAAATCGAAAGTTTCCAAATCACTAAAGCGTTTTGGTTCAGAAAAATTAATCACCTTTGGATTGAGTTGCTGCCAAATTTCACTTTCGAAGATCCAAGCATCCTTGACTGGGCACAATTGGTGGAAATCACCAGAAAATATTATTTGCACTCCACCTAATGGCAGATCATTTTTGTGGATTTTCTTTAAAAACAAATCCATTACTTCCAGCAATGTTTTGCCAACCATCGAGACTTCATCAACAATGATTAGATCGATCGATTCGTATTGTTTTTTGGTTGCTGCATTTTTCTTGAAAAACACATTCTTTACGAATTCTTCCATTTCTTCTGCGTTCATTTGGTTGCAAGGTGGGAAACCAAAAAATCGGTTAATAGTCTGTGCGCCTAATTCCAAAACAATAGAGGCAAGCCCAGTAGGTGCCATTGTTGCAATGTTCTTAACGCCACAATAAGTGTCATAAACGGAACGAATCGTGAATGTTTTTCCTGTACCGCCGGGACCATGAAACAAAAGATTGTTTTTCTCGTCGATGAGGTCGATTATTCTGCGAATTTCCATTTGATAATTAGAATTATATTCATCAATAAATATCAAAATTATTCCAATTTTAGATTCAGTAAATCTATTATTTTATCGGCCCTTTTCTTGCCGAATTTCTTTTTATTCAAAACCACATCTTGCAAAGTATTAATGTCGAACTCATCCACTTTGTGATTGCTCAAAAACATGAATGCAGTATTTTTGCTTATTCCAGGTAAAGCCGCGAACAACTTCAACATGTCTGGATTTTGCAGAGATTCCTTTACTGCTTTGGTTAATCCGCGATTGTTTATTTTAATATCGATCGGAATTTCTTTGTTGATCAAATCCGACAAAGTGTAATTCTTGGCTAAGTAATCGCCTGCCAATAGACCAATTCCTTTCTGTGATTTCCAAGCGGTCAACAGTTGATTCTTTTGTTTGTCTTCATCGGAAAGCTGCGATTTATCAAGCACTTCCTGGTAGTTCCCAGCAATTTCTGTGTTCACTAACATTTTAGAAAAAACTTCACAAAGAAATTTCAATTCATTTGCGGTTTGCAATTTGTTTTTGGTCCACAAAACATGGATGTTGTCATTGATCTCCATTTTGCGAATGAAAGATAGAATGCATTTGTATTTAATATTTGAGATTAGTTTGTTGTAATCCGTTACATTATTGCCCTCGATTATGTAATACAAAGTGCAATTATTTGAATTCTCGCGAAAGTTGAGCATCTTTTGAGTATTGTCCATTCTTCCGTCTTTGATGGAGGCCGCGAAATCCTTTAGCGTTTTTCTTTCCAAAACCGCAAATACTTCATCCCCGGCTTTAATCATATAATCGCCAATAGTGAGTTGTTCCCGAACTTGCCCAATCAACCCACTTGTCCTCAAATGATTGATCTGATTGAAAACTACATCCAATTCCGCAAAAACGTTCTTCTCTCTGTGATCTACTATAAGCTCAATATCCATCGTTTTGAAACTGCAATGTAATTTTATTAATAAAATTTCACGAATAAAATTTCAAAAGTAAATGTAATACTTGCACATCTTTTTCTTTAGTCGATCAAACTTTTCGATTGTATTGATATTGATCAGCTTGAACAAAGCCTGTGAATTTTTACATAATTCCCTAGAGCATTTTCCCCAAATATTTTTCAATTCATTTTCGGTAAACGCATGAAATTCCAATCCACCTTTTTCTTTTGTGACCAGCAAGATTGGTTTTTTCGTGACGGAATAGTAAGTCGCAATTTGATAGATGACATTATTTTTGCAGCGACTGTATGGAATTGATTTTATTTCCAAATAGTGGTTTTTATACTTGCCTTGCGTGATGTACCCATCCGGCCTACCACAAATTTCAATATCGCCCATTTTTGCACTCATTCCCTTGCAGGGCTCTATTGCAAATCCGAGTTCATTTAATTTGTTTATCGTTTTTGTTTCAAAACGCATTCCGGTTGTGTTCCGATTGAATTTCTTGAATTCCACATCAATTATTTCGTCCGATTTCGGAATCAACCCCTGCTCAAGCATAGAAATGGCGGAATTAATCTTCTCCGTTAATTTGACCCGATAGTTGATATAATTTACAAAATCCAAATACGTCATTTGCTCATAATTTACCGTTTCCGTGACTACATCTGAAATATTTTCACTTTGCATAAACAGAATTCTAGTCTTTAACTTCTTTTCCATTTCCTGCTTTTCGATTATGTTTTTTTCGAACATCATTTTTGTATCCAATTTGGTCGGATAATTATTTTTGCTACCAACATTTTTGCAAATATAATTTTCAATGTAATTTACGTTTGTCTTGAAATAACTCTTTGGCTCCCAATTCATATTCAAATAAAGTGGATCGTCTTGGAGATAAGGCATAATTGACTTTAACTTGTTGAAATCCATAACAGTCTGGTAAAGCCCAGAAAAATGAATCACTTGGATAATTTCATCTTTCGTGAGCTTCCCTTCCAGTATAGATTTTACGATTCCCGCTCTGATAGATAACATTTTATAAAAAGAGAAACTTATAATATTAAATAATGTTTCGAGTAGGTAATAATAAGTAAAGCGCAAACAATCAGGATCAACAAATAGGTCACCCAAAAGAACGCATTATAGACAAAGATCAGTCTGCCCGGAATGACATAAGACAAACCAACAAGTAAATCGGAATCATATGCTTTGTCGTTTTCGAAAATAATCTTTCCATAATGTTCGCGACCCACCGAAACCGTTTCTATTTTTTCTATTTTGGAATCTAACATATGAGCTTTTCTTTTTATGTCGCCTTCTGAAATCAAATCATAGACTTCGGCGCGTTTTATCTTTTTGCTTTCTCCGGGATTGATCGTTACATCATTCACCTGCAACGGAAACTTGAGATAGTTGAAGAATTCCATTATTTATTTTAAAATTCAAAGCAAATAAAATAAATAAAATAACAACAGCAATGACTAGCGCGATCAATAGGTAATTAATCGTCCTATCGTGAATGATTTCTAGATCTTTTTTGTATTCCAGTTTTGCCTTGGTGCCAGAAACCTTGATAATGTCGCTGCTGTTTAGTGCGGATTTCAGCCAACGATGCTTGAAATAAGTGAAATCGGGATTGACTTCTTCATAATATGCATTCAACTTTCTCTTGAAATCCGATCTTTTGAAATAATACTTTTTTCCTTTTGCTTCCAAAATTAATGTATCATCTGGTTGCAATCTTTCGAATTCATAAATGGTAAACGGATAGATATCCCGACTAATCCCATTTGTTTTGATATTAATTTCTTGATCGCTGTAATTCAGGATACTCATTCCTGTTTCGTAATCTGCGGCAGGATTTTTCCCCAAAACAAAATAGTTGCTGAGCCTGGACAATAATCGATCACCTTGATTATTCCTTCTGAGCATTTTATTTTTGTAAAAATAAAAGATGGATAAATAAAATGAACAGGATAAATAAAGACACAAATCATCCAATTGTTTCTGAATCCGGCACGCAATATGATTACCAACCTTTCACGGTTAAGATGTTTTTGAATCGGAGCACTATTTTTTATGGCGAATCCGGAACAGGAAAATCCTATCTATTGAACGATTACCTAAAAGTGCTGGCAAATGAAGTGTTTTGTATGATAGCAATTTCGCGAACAGGTCATACCGACAAATCGTTTCCTCTAACCGAATACACACCAACTCCCTTGATTTACACTCGGCTCAATCCGGAAATACTGGAATCAATCTATAAAGCCGCGGAGAAGCGAGCAGAAATCTATAGGGAGGTCAACAAAATAGAAAATCTGGAAAAGGGTTTGAAGGTAATTCTGGATGTTTACAAAAAGAATGATGACTACCTCTACAAGAAAACGAGAAATTATGCGCAATCAATCCGCAAGTATAGGAAGAAGCATTATTCCAATGCCGAATCGAAGAATGAAAAGTTAAAGGCCGAAGTCACGCTGGTGAAAATGTACCGATATTTGCTGAAAAAAGGATACAAATATATAAGCGATAATAAAATCGATTTGCTGGAAGCATATTCCGAATCGGATTTAATATCGGTTATTTTCTGCAAATTGAATCCAAACATTCTTATTTTGTTTAACGATGTCGGCGATGATGTGAAAACAATGAAGAAAGCCCATCAAGCTTATATTTCCAATCTGTTCTCGATGGGTAGGCATCTATGCATTACTGTTTGCTTTTTGCTGCAGAACATTACGCAGGTCGATCCGGGAATTAGGAAAAATGCGAACATAAATATTTTCACGGAGGAAAGAGTGATCAATGCAATTGTGGATTCGAATAAACTCAAACATGAAAGGAAACGATTCGAGGATGCTGCAAAAACAATCATCGTGGAAGATATGAAGAAACCACCAAACCAAAGGACTTATACAAAAATTCTTTATGACAAAGAATCCGGAAGCATTAAATATGTCAAGGCAGATAAATTAGGCGAGCAAACAATGGTTGGCGATAAGCATTTCACGGATTACCTAAAGAAACGGGAATTAGACAAATCCTCCATGATCGCGCATTCGATGCTAAAGAATTTTTGATTTCAATATTTAAAAATAGTTAATAGCAATGGATTTACTATTGGATGAACTACTGAACTCGCCTATCGAAGAGGAGAAACCCGGATTTTGCTGTGGCAAGAAAATGATTTTAATGCTTAAAGGCGATTTTTTGCGTTGTGCTATTTGCAGCAAATTGTCTAAATACAAACCGGAATTATTTCAAAAGCCACATGCGCAGAAAACGCAATACGATAATCGAGGAAAGATTCATTTCGGTAGAGGTTTCGTGAAGACAACTGACGATCGATTAAAAGATCTCGCTTGTGAATTGAAAAACAAAATCTTCATGAACAAACAATCCGTTGACGAAGAAACTTTATTCAAAGCATGCAAAATGATGTTTAAGGTTAGTAAAAATAATACAAAAAAGAAGGAAAATCGCAATCAATTGTTTGCGGCCTGTTTATCTCTTTGTGCGATTGAAGATAATTATGTAATCACCCCGAATTGTTTGGTGAAAATGCTTAATCTAAATAAAGGAGGAATCAAAACAGGAATTAATATAATTTCGAAATATAATACGCGCACTGGAGACAGTATTGTTTTGGATCCACCCATTCATCGCAATCATATATCGCAATATCTTTTAAACATCAAAAATATGGAGAAAATGGAACCAGTCGATTTTGATGATGCAGAGGAATTTTGCTATGAGCTGGTTGAATTCATGTTGCAGAATAATATTGCTTACAACGCAAAAATCTATGCGAAATGTTCCGCGTCGGTTTATTATTATTTAATCAAACACAAAAAATATAAAGGCAACAAAAAAACTTTGTCGTCGAAAATGGGCGGAGTAGGACAGAATACATTTACAATTGTATATAATGCTTTAATCTTAAATGAAGTTCAAGAAATGATGGATGATCACAAAAGGATCTCTTCTTCGGGAAATATTTCATCTTCTCCTGGTGGTCCTTCTTCCGAAGAATCGGTGAATTCTGAATAAAGATTATATAATTTCTTAATGGATTGACAATATTTATCAAGACCATCTTTTACTTGATTTACTTTTTTCTCTTCAAAAGTTACAAGGTATGCGCTCAGAATTGGTGCGAATTTAACAATTATCAAAATAATAGAGATCAATAATAGTGTCTTTGATGAGGATTGATTGTTTGGTTCGTTCATTTTTTAAAAGATTAAAAATAAAATTCATTATAGTAAAATTTTTAAGAAAAAAAAAATTTGATTTTACTATTTTAATTTGTCTTAAATCAGAAAGTAAATATTCTAATTCTAAGACATCCTGTTATTCTCAAGTTAGTAACAGGGCACATCATTTATTTGTTGTGTTTCGAGATATAAAGCCCTAATGCCTTCGGGCGCCTGGGCTTTACCATCTCGCAAAATATCGGCCCCTTCTGGGGGCTGATTATCGAATAAAAATGAAACCAACCAACAACACCCCCATTTTTATATCGACCTCTCTGAAATGTGAGGACTCCCCCGTTTGGGAGTATAACAATTAATGATAAAGTCCGTTTCGAAAAGGCCGTTTACGCTTGTCGTACCATGTTGATAACAGTGGTGAAAAAACTATCCGAGGTCGTCCGCTCGTTAAAAACAGAGAATATAATAGGAAGATAATAGGAAAACCCCCTTTGAAAATTTTTGAGCAGTTTTCTTTTTTTACTTAAAAGACATGTTCCCCACCGCAGTTCTGATCTACCAAGATAAAATCGTTAAGTTTTCCATTGCGGATAAGAAGATATCTCGCTCTTCCGTTTTGAAACCAGAAAGCATTATGGTGCAAATAGGGGAAATTCATCGAGAAAATTATGTTCTCTCGGAAAAAACAGTTATGCTTTCCGATTTAAATTTCGATTTAAACAGTAAAGATTCC